CTCGTCGGTCTGTGCCCTCTGGATACCTGCCGGGTCGGTCACGATTAGCACTGGCGCACCCGGAAACCGCTCATAGAGCAGGGGTTTGAGCATAGTCCGCACGAATCTCTGCACGCCCATGTCGAACGATACACATTCGTCAAGTATCAGTGCGCGACCACGAGGGTCTTGCTGCCCGATAGCCGCAGCCGGGGTAAGTCCCAAGTCCATCCCCACCACGATGGGTCGAACTCCGTTGACAATGGGACGCAGGGTACTCTTAGCCATGTGATAGTCCGGCCTGAAGTACTTGTACACCGGCATACCCGCCGATGACAGCCCGTATTCACCGTCGATATATACACGGATGTACTCCTCGCTCCGACCTTGGGTGTCGTAGTACCCATCGGGCAGGTTCTCTATGTTCTCCGCGTACGGCGATCGTCCGGACGGCTGCTTGAACACAGCCCACCCGTTGTTGTTAGACGACACGCCATCCTTGGGATCAAGCCCTTCCAACTGGTAGTACCACCATGTGTCCATGGTCGGCGGGTTAGTGTCGCCCCACATCCCGTGCCATGTCGGTCCCCCGTCCTTGGCCGAAGGAAAACGACCGATGCGCTTACTCATGGCATCGACGATATCGGGGTGAATGTCCCGGCACTCGTTAAACCAAGCGAAGGTAAGTTCCAAGGAGTTCAGGTTAGCCACATCGTCCGCGTCGTCTAGCGCACGGAACATAATCTCGCACTCGACCTCACCGACTTTGAAGAAGTAAGTCTTGGTGGTGCGCATGTACTCCCCGCACTGACCCGGCGGGAACCAATCCAGAAACGTCTTAATAGTAGTGTCCTGCAACTGGCGTGCAGTCTCGCGCACTATAGCCGCTCGCGTGCGGCGTCTTCCCTGCGAGTCAGGCTCTTGCATACTGGCTCGGCGCACAATCTCAAAGCTGCAAGTTACCGACTTACCCGAACCAACTGGCCCCATCAGAACGCGCATCTTGGCGTTCGACTCCATGAACTTGGCCCCTGTGGGGGGTGGGGTATAGTTAATCTCAAGCGGCACGAGGTGCGTCCTCTACCAATAGCACGATGAAGTTACGAACCTTCTTCCCGTTGCGTTTGCCTTTCACGATACGGGTTATAAACGATATCCCATGCTGCTTCAGTGCACTCGTAAAGTTGTGATACTCCACGGAGTTGTCGAATACAGCGGCTTCGTAGCCATCAAACGTCGTATGAAAGCGCCTGCTCAGACTCGTCGGAAGTGTCAGCATCTGTGGTTTCCGGTTGTACGTCGATTACTCGGGCATCCTCAGGTCTAGTACCCAAGTTGATGGTGATCTTGACTCCGCCACCGGCTTGCTCCTGCGGCGTGTCTTTCGGCTCTAGTCCTGCCCATTTCACCGTAGATTTGATAAGGTCTGCTTTAACAGCAGGCGAGACGGCTGGATCGTGGATAAGGAGCCATGATGTAGTCAAAAGTTCTTCGGCCTGTGCGCGAGCTTTGAGTTTGAAAGTTATCCCCTTCTCACGCACTTCCGTGCGGAAATGATCTACCTTCTTCAGGAAGATGGGGTCGGCGTTGAACTCGAGAATTTCCGAGGATGTAATCTTGTGCCTCTGAAGTACATCCGACAGTGGCTCACCGCTACCCTCCAGTGTTAGGGCAACGTCAAACGCCAGCCTGTCAGACCACTTAGTAGGCCGCAGCGGGTGGAAGTCCATAACCCATTATTTCTTTTGACGTTTCCGTTGTCTAGCCCGAGCACGACTTTTGTGCTCCTTCCAGTGAAGAATTCTGTGGCAGTTGGAGCAGAGCGGTATGCACTTCTCTTCTGCCTCTTTGATTGCCTCGGCTATGTTTCTTTGCCTGACAGCCAAATAATTGACAGATCGCTTACCTTCTTTGATCACATGATGAAAGTCAATGATCGCCGGGTGTTTCTTTCGGCAATGACTACACCGCTGCTTCGATTTGTATGCGACCCACTCTGCTCTGCTTTTATCTCTACCCTTCCTCGCTCTCTTAATAACTTCTTGTCTGTTCCCTTCGTACCACTTACGTGCGTATACCTTTTGTTTGGCCTTACGTACGGCCTCGTCCTTGAACGGCATCGACCCCCCTAAAGTCTTTTCCTCCAATACAATGCCCGCGCAAAAGAATACAGTACTTTAGGTGTGTGTAGTAAGAACCCGGATTTAATCATGTTATTGGCGCTTGGGGTGTTATCAGTCGTATCAGAGTAGACGTACTTAAAGCCACGGTTCTTGGCCCATCGGCAGCGTTTCCTAATAAGTTCTCTCTGTATGCCATGCCCACGATGACTCGATAACACGCCACTGCGTCCAAGATATGCGCCTTCTGGGTCTTGCTGTGAGGGAGTTACGCAGCCAAACGCTACTGGTTCGGTCTTGTCGTAGACCAACCACCACACCCCGTCGGGGGGAAAGTACACGGTGTCGTAGGGTAGGCAAGCCTTCTGAAGTCGCTGCAGTGTGCGCTTCACTTCTGGGATAGCGTCATCGACTTGGCGGTAGACGAGCCTCATCCCTTAAGAATACTAGATGCTGGTTACGATTCCAGCGTGCTTTGTCGAGACGCAACCCGTGCTAGGGACACGGTAGGCCAGCACCGATTTCGGGGGAGCATAACACGCGCTAACTTTACACGTTGGTTTTTTGGGGTCTTGTTATGTGAGGTTTACTACACACCGGGGGGGGCGCCAAACGCCAGTCCATGTACCCCCCCCCCCCCCACGCACGCACGCGCGCGATCGCGCACGCACACACGCACACGCCTGACGCACCCACGCGCATCACGCGCTTCATCACCCGCGACCCGACAGCGACCGTACTTGACGTTCCCCCCAAGCCGAGCCAGTCTGGATTTGTCGGCAGCGATGCCGGCACCGGCGCCCCAGCGGCACTGGGGTTGTTTAACAAGAAGGTAACAACAATGTCTAGCAAGACGTTTGAAGGAAAGGTATCGGTTGTCCTTAACACCAAGGGTGAAATTGCCCTCAAGCGAGACTCCGAAGGTGCATGGGACGCTAGTCAGGCTCGGGAACTTTACCTAAAGCTTGGCGAACTGGCGAGACAGCGAAATACTAAGATCAACGAGTATGCTCTCTGGATCGCACCCAAGGGTACGGAACCAGTGCTCCTCGCCAACCGATACGGTAATCCCTACATCGCGCTACTGCCCAAGCGAGAGGACGCGAGTCCGAAGCAGAAGGTGACCAAGTTAGCCTGATGTAGCCACTCACTCCGGCAGGGACCTCCAACCTGCCGGATCTTTTAAGGAAACTACAATGCACCCTTTCGAAATAGCAGATAGCCTTGCCACGTATGGATTCTGGTACACCTACTGGAGCCTACGTAACGTATACCGACTGACCCGTTGGGAATCCCTCTGGATGATCTGGGTTGGTTGGAACTACCAACGACATAGAAACAAGATGCTAGATGAGAGCATGGTGATGTAACTACGAACCCGCCCTAACCCGGCGGGTTTTTTATTGCCTGTATGCAGCCACACGCGTGGCGTTTCTTGTAAAGTCTTAGCTCCTATACGTCGGGGGGTCACGGCTCGCCCTTTAAATCGCGCGATTGTAAAGTTGTGGTTGACTGCCTGGTGTAAAGTTTTGTAAGTGCTTGATTTATAACAACAATCTAACGATCTATTTTATTTCTTTGATGTAGGGCGTTTTAGATCGTGACCTTACTTTACATGTAAAGTGCGCTAAGTGCTTGATTCCATGGGAGAATCCAGATACTGACTAAGAAGATTGATATAAATAATCTAAATAATCTACGTTTTTTGATGTTATCACCTACCAGCCTTTCGCTGATTTTTTCAATACTTTACATGTAAGGTGTAAAGTGTTACTTCCCCACAATTGTAGCGCCACATTACCTTCAAAAACGTAGATTATTTAGATCGTTGTCCGTAACCTCTTGATTTATATGGGCGTTTTACGATCTAAATATTTGATCTACGACACTAACTTTACATAGATCGTATCTCAGTTTATAGATTTTTGGGGGTCTGGGGGGCGTACTTGACGCTCGGCGGCGGCGCGGCGAGTCTGGCGGTGTCCCGATTTGGGACGTATACAACCCTTTCTAAGGAGTCTACACATGGCTAAGATTTACAAAGGTCAAGTTTCTATCTTCGCAAACACCAAGGGTGAGGCTGTTGTAAAGGCTGATCCTAACGGCGAGTTCATGGCTGAGAGTGCAGCAGAACTTTACACGACTCTTATCAAAGTCGCTAAGGAACACAAGTTGAAGCCCCGAGTGTTCAAGCCTGAGGCTGCCGGTGATACACCAGTGCTTATGGCTGACCGTTGGGGTAACCCGTATCTGGCTCTGCTTCCGCAGCAGAAGGTTGCTGGCCCTGTGGTCAAGGTTACTAAACTGGCCTGATTTGCTAGGCATTTGGGGTGGGACTTACACCACCCCGTTTTTTCTGGAGGCTTTATATGGTTATGCGATTGCGATATGGCCCTCGTCAGTACTGGCGGTGGAGTCTTTGCAGGGTAGGTCGTAATGCGGTCTATGCAATCCGACTGATTGGTAATTGGTACTACGTACGGAGGCTTTATGTTCTGTAAACCATGCAAGTCCCGTGGAATCTTCACGGAAGTATCTGCACCAAGGCAACGTCGTGTCGATGGGGGGCAATACCTGTGCGATGACTGTGCCGAGATCGTAGCCCGTAAACACAAGTGGACTATCGGCCAGTTCCACAAATCCAACGCGATGGTGATTACCGATATGTCGCTGCTTAAGCAGTTGAACAAAGGGGGGTTAGTGCGATGAATGAGAAAATAGTGGTTCACGTAGTTGAGTGGTTGGTCGATGACACGGCGACACTCTTATCTGTCCATACTGACGCAGAGTTGGCGAGGGAAGCCATAACTGCGTATCTAAATGACACGCCCTATTTTGGTGGTGCGTTAAGTCACTACCGGATCAGACCGATGGTGCTGAATTCGACTGGATTGAATGGGGCTGAGTTATGACAGACGACGAATTCGCATCGTTTATTTGGAGAGTTTACCGCCGTGGGGTTATCCATGGGGGGATGGTGGCTGTAGCAACCGCTGCAGTCTGGTTGTTCGTTAAATAAGGAGATATTGATGAAGCGTTTATTCGTACTGCCC